CCCATCCTTCAATAGAATCTGCAACTAACCATCTTCTTCCTCTCTCTTTGTTTGGTTTTCTGATTTCAGGTAATACTTCAACGTGATGTTTTTGTACTGAATAACCAACACCTGTTCCACCTAATAGAAGGAACATGATTTCTGAGAATACTCTCCAATCATCAACAGGTGCAAATGCACAGTTGTAAATTCTGTTAGGTGATATCTCAATTGGTTTTCCTGCGAATTGCATTGATCTCATTGATGGGAGAACTTGTTTCTTGTAAACATACATGTAGTTCTCACGGATTTCTTTTTCTAATTGGGGATACGTTTTGATGTGCATCTCCATGTTTCTTGTTACTAGCTCTTGCCAAGTCTCTCTTCTTTTCAATTCTGGAATATACTTTGCGTATTTCATATACACTGTAATGTCCGATAGGATTCGATTTGAAATGTCCATGTTTTTTTCTAATTTGTTTTAAAATGAAATTTATTAAAAAATCGGGGATTTTAAATGATAAATATAAACCATACTACCATTAGTCCCAATTTTTAATAAAAAATTCGTTGTTTTTTTAAAGTTTTTTTTCAAAGTAGGAGATATTTAAATCGTCTTACCTTGTTCTCTTTGTTTTCTTTTTTCAAGGAGTTCTTTAACTCTATCACTCTTCTTTTGTTCCTGTTGTCCTTCGAACCCTAAGAAGGTTACAGAAGACTCAGTATCAATTTCCAATAGTTCGTTATTGAACTTACAGTTCTCAAATACAACACCATCCTTACCAATTCTTGATTTAGTAATTGCAATGGTTGCCAAATTTAATTCCTTTTGTTGTAGTGTTTTTGCCACGGAGATGATTACGTGTCCAACTTGTGCTTTCTTGATTGATCCACCCATTTGGTCTGTAGTCACAACCTCAGATGAGATTGAAGATCTATTACCTTGTGTAGCTGTCCATCCAACAAGTCCAAGTTCATGACACATGGCTTCAAAATGTCTCATAACCGATCCTTCACTCTTCCATTCATCACCGTATGACTTTTCAGGCATTACGCAATCAATGTAATCCAAAACAACTAAGTCTAACTTATTACCATCAGCAATCATTTTTCTTAATTGATTTTTGATTTGTAACATCGTTAATGAATCAGAAGGTAATTTTTTTAGAACTAACTTATTCTTCATTGAGTTTTGAATTTCGTGAATTTTTTCAAAGACTTTTTCTTTGTGTAGAACCAAATTATCTGGTTCAATTCCCGTCCACATTGTGAAGTGTTTTCTTTGAATGATCTTTGGATTGTCTTCAAAAAATATTTGAAGTACATTGAATCCCATGTTAAATGCGGTATTAGCGATCTTACTTAAGATGGTAGTTTTACCAACACCTGTTGGTGCCAGTATCACCCCAATCTCACCTTTAGCTAACCCACCCTTAAGTAGATTATCAATTCCCTTAATACCAATAGGTATTGGGGATCTGAAGTCGTCATCTAATACAACTTCCAAGTTGGCAAATACATCACCCGTCCCAAGGTCTCTTTCCCCAACTTGAATCGCCTCTCTAACAAGTTCTTCAACTTTGTCATAAGATTCAAAATCACCTTCATCAATAATTTTTTGGGCTTTTGTCATTGCCTTTTGAAGTTCTTGTTGTTTACAGAACTTCAAGGCTTTCTCTTGAACAAAGACACTTCCGTCAAACGGAGCATCTTTAATTTGTTTGATTGTGTCCAAAACAATCTTAGCCACCATCTCCTGTGATATTTCAGACTTTGCTATTTGTTCAAGTGTATCAAACGTAGGTGTAGCTTGGTATTTTTGATAGTATTCTTTAGCCATCTGTGCGATGATCTTAAAATACTTGTTGTCAAAATATGAAGTTTCCAAAACATCCATGATGGTGGTTGAAAACTCTTTATCTACAATAATTTGGTTTAACAATTGAACCTGGAATGTATTTCCTAAATAGTCAAAATTTTTCTGCATAATATTTCCGTACTCCCTTGAATTTATAAATAGTTGTTAGACCAACTCGATTCCACAATATTCGTGATTTAAATCGTGTTTTGAAAAAATGTCAGTTAAATTCGAAAGGATATCTTTCAAATATGGTCTTACGTCCACTGTATAACGAACTTTTGGTGGATATAATTTTCCGTCAAAAATTCTATGACAAATTGTCTCATCGCCGATTTTCACATAAAGGTGAAAATTCTCAGGTCCGTCAGTAAATGACGTGTTCATAACATTTGCATCATACGCAATTGCGTCTTTGTTGTCCAACATGTAAACAACAGTTTTCATCCTTAGATAATTGTGGAGTACTTCTTTCACAGTATACATGTACTCATACAAATCCGTAGATACTCTCGCCTTAGGATTATATCCTCTGACGTTAAAGAATCTTTGAACAACAATGTTTTCATTGAGTGTTAACAAAAATTCCATCTTTACTTGATCTTGATCTCTCATTTGGTTTAGTTTTTAATTTTTCTTTTTTCTTTTCTTGTAAGTTTCATAAACGGTTTCAAAAAATTTACCCAAGCTTCATCATTCTTAGGTAAGTACTTGAATAACCCATCCTCCATCATGTACTTCATTAAGTTCTTATAACCTCGGTCTGTGGGATCCAAAGTTTCACGGTAGATAGTTTCAACCAACTCTTTTCCTTCATCAGTTATGAGTGGTTTACTGAGGTCTACTATCATTTGGTTTATTTGGTAATATTGTTCTCCAAGTATACCGCTTTTTGTTTTACCAGTCAAAATATTTGATAATACTTTAATAGGTTTCTCCTGCGGGATATTTCCTGCAATATCCATTATTTCCTCGATAGTGCATGATTTTTCCTGCACCAAAGGGAATAATTTTACAAATGTTTTTTCTCCAAGTGATTGTATTCCATCAATATTATCTGACTTATCACCCATGAATACTTTACAGACAAGTACATTTTGGTGAGGGACTTCAATATCTTTAAACTTGATCTTATCCCCAAACTTGTAGATTGATTTATGTATCGGTGAATATATCGATACATTAGGGGATATCAGTTGTGTTAAATCTTTATCCGATGAAAATATGATTATTGTTTCATCGTTTGCCAACCTACAATAATATGCAATTAAATCATCTGCTTCATTATTGTCTATTTCAACCTGTCTAACAAATACCTCTTCAAGGTATTGTTTAACTCTATTTTTTTGTTCTAAATAAGATTCATACTTATCCTCATTCATGTCTTGTCGTCTATTCGCTTTGTATTGAGGATACAATTGTTTTCTGATTGATGAATTAGATTTTCCATCCCAAAAAACGACAACTTTATCTACTTGTTCTTCATCCAAGAATCGGCGAATAGTATTAATAAAATGATATACACCCCCAATGTGAGACCCATCATTATAAAGTTCTTTAACACCGTGAAAGCCGATTTTAAAAAGGTTATCACCATCTATCAATAAAGTTTTAGACACATAGTTTATTTAAATGTTAACAAATATATTATTCGCTGATATCATCAGTAGTTTCTTCTAAAGTGATCTCACCTGTTCCTGATAAGATACCATTCCAATATTGAGAATACTCTTTCTTATATGCCTCCAATGCTTCTTTAGTATCTTCAATATATCCTTGCGGTACAGCAATTAACTTACCGTCATTGTAACCTAAACCATTTACGTGATTCTTCAATATTGAAATCTTAGTTCTGATTGCATATCTTACAGTTCTACTATTCTTAGTTGCTGTGATGTGGTTAATACCTGCACTTGCTTGGTTACCAAACAAGAACACTAATGAAGACGCTAACCATAAAGCCTCACCACCTTTCGCTTTAATTGTCGGTTGTCCAAATGGATTGTCAGGAAGAGCCACCCATGGCTGATTTACAACAACCAAAGTGTTATAGTAAGCATAATCTTCTTTCTTTGATTTAGAAATTCTTGAGTGAACTCCCATACCAATCTTGTCAGCAAGTGTTGCCGCATTATGTTGTTTACCACCTTTACCATCGAAGGTCATCTTACAAGGAATTGAACCTACTGAATCCCAAAGGAATAAAATTGATTGTTGAATCTCTCCTTTCTCTTGAGCATCCAATACTTCATTAATGAAATCGGTAACTTGTTCGATATAATCAAACCCATCGTTAAAGATGAAGTCACCGTCCCACTCTCCGTCGGAGTTCTTCTTTGCATCCAAACCTAACTCAACTGCGTGTTCCCAACTCCATTTCTTCTCAGTTATGATAAAGACAGGTAAGTGTCCCTTCTTTTGAGCATCAGCTGCCGCCAAGATCATAGCGGTTGTCTTAGAACTATTACTATGTCCCAAGAACATATTGATACCTCCCATAACAGGACCCGGTAATCCACTAGCACTTAAGAAAGCTTCACCACAAAAGTAGTAGTTGGTATCTTTATATTTTGTTTTTGTTGAGAACTTATCTTTAAATCCTCCGCTCTCTTTTTTCTTAATTCCCGCCATTTTCTATTTTTTTAATGTTTGGTAATCTACTTTCTTTTATTGTAATATAGAATGAATCATCTTCTTCATATATCACACCAATCTCTTCTTTGTGGAATGTCACTAAAGTAAAATTTGTTTGTCCGTCCTCAGTTTCACCTTTTAACATTCCGAATAAGATTGTATCACCAATTTGTTTACCTCTACCTGAAAAGTAGTTCTTGTTTTGTAATTCACTCAATAACTCATAAGACAATATTCTATTGTCTCTTAGTTGTAATTCGATTTCTTCTTTAAATGTCATATAAAAAATTAAGGGTGGGAGTTTATTCCCACCCGTTATAAATTAAAATGGTAAATCACCATCTGGTTCTTGATCAGCCTGTGTATCAACGTAAGGTGCTTTTGATCCTCCGATTGATGTAGTAGCTTCTTCGTCGTTACCATAAACGTAACCACCTTTATCACTATCCCAACGTGGAACTTCACCTCTTGCAATTGCCTCAAGATACTCAACAGGTTTCTTAGAATAAACATCTAACCAAGTTAACTCATCGCTAACCCAAGCTTTAGCTTGATCTGCCTCATCATGAACAGGTGTTGGATCATCATACATAATAGTTTGTACTGTTGTATAATCTTTACCATTACCTGTTTTAGATTTTGATAATTCAATAATCAAATCACGACCTTTTTCAGGATCAGTGATATCACCCTTGTTTCTCCAAATAGGAATGATTTTATCTAAAATACCTTCGTTCTTATAATTGTGTTTGAATCTCCAAAACTTTGGACCATCTTCTTCACGGTCTCTATCGATTAATTTAACAATATAAAATTTACGTGATCTGTATTGTTTAGCCAATTCTTTGTCTGACTCTTTACCTGTAGAAATCAACTCTTCATAAACCTCATTTAAAGGTGAACGTTCGTTGTCATTTTTTCCTGGATCGTAGAACTTTTGCCATTTTCCACCAACTTGAATTTCGTGGTACCACGCCTCTTTAAATGGTGATGAACCATCAGGTGTTGGTAAAATTCTGATTTTTCTTGAACCTGTTTTTTCTTTGTCGTCTAAGATAAGAGCGAAGTATTTCTTCATTCTTTCGTCTTGAGACATTTTAGATTGGGAACCCCCTGAAGCTTGCTTCGATTTTTCATACTGTGCCAATACGGCGTCTAATGAACTCATGTTTTTTGATTTAAGTTTTATAAATTATTATACAATAAATATAATCAAACATTGGTCATCTGTCAAATAAAAAAAGGAACTACTATTGTAATTCCTTTAATTAAATTATTTTTTTCTTAATTATCTACTACCGTAGTTTCGATTATCGTCTGTTTTTGTAGGTTGGAATGTTCCTTTAATTTCACTAGCATTAACATCAGTTACTTCGTCAGGTGTTAAAATATATTCTTTTTTACCCGTTAACTCCATCTCTTTTTCTTTATCTTCAAAGAAGTCTGAAAGTTTTTGATTGAATGGGTAAGAATCATAGCTTCTTAATTCTAATCTTTCTTCAGGACTTTTAGTTCTATATTTCTCTATCTTAGATTCAATAGAATTCAATCTAGACATAATACTATCCATTTCAGATAATTTAGATTCTAAATTTGAAAGTTGTCCGAAAAGGTTTTCGAAATAATCGTCTTGTTTAGTCTCAATATTTTTTTGTGATTTCACTAAATCTGTGATTTCAAGTTCTTCAGTTCCGTCACCTTCTTCACTATCTCCTTTATCGTCGATTTTCTCAACATCAGGATCCGTTGCAACATCTATTTTCTCTGCAGGTGCATCCACTGGTGGTGTAACCGCAGGGTCTTCAGGTGGTGCCGGTACATCAGGTAAAGCCGCAGGATCTTCAGGTACTGCTGGCGCTGCCGCAGCATCTTGTTCCATAATGTATTTGTTCACTTTATTGAACTTCGCAATCTCTGCAATAATTTTTTTATCTAAATTCATTTTGTTACCCATTTAATAATTGTTTAAACCCTTGACGAGTCTCAACTTTAACTTTTTTATTTATTGTCATAGTATTTTCTACTCTTTCAATAAGACCATCTTTCATACGTACTGTGTAACAATCACCTGTATCTAAATCACAAACCTGTTTTGATCCGTCACCATTATCCATTTCAGAATATCTAGTCGATTTACCAAGATAATTGTTTAAGGCTGTTTTAATATCCATGTTATTTTTATTTATAAATATATTGCTATTGTTAAATTATCCCTTGAACAACATATGTAGTATATTGTTGTTGTTTAGTATTATCAACGCCACCGTTCTGAAGATACGCTTGTGCGGTTGTTTCTAACTTGACCGTATACGCACCCGGATCACATCCACCAATAGTATCCACAATATCAAATGAGATACTTTGTTTATTTTGTGATATTTCACCGGAGGTAATACCATTAGCGGTACCTCCGACACATTTGGAATCATACTTACCTGTGAATATTTTCCAAATTCCTGCATCAGGTTTTACCGTAAATGTTACTTTTGTTATTTTACCAGTCGCATCTTTATCAGTTGTAGTATTGAAAATGTTCTCTCTTGGTTGGAATGTATTCGGTAAACAATCCTTTCCATTAATTCTTATGTTAGATCCTCCATTAGGGTAACAAATTGCACATGGGTTGGCATTTATTTGATTATAAACATCTTTAGTCACCACATCTCCAGGTAATAAATTTCTCGTTGGACAATCATATTTCATTACTCTGAATGTATTTGAGTATTGATATTCAGAATATTCAATCACTTGAACTTTGAATCCTATTGAGTTATCTGTTTGATCAGCAGCTATATCACATTCCCTTCTAAAAGATTTGGATGTTGTAAATGTATATCCATTGTTTTGCCCAAGAGATTTTGGTATTAATTCTGTTTCTCCTATAACAGTTTCGGACCCTGATCCTTCAAAAGAAATCAAATATACTTTCAACTTATAAGACTTAGATAATGGTGACGATCCAATATTTCCTTCAATTTTTAATAACCCATTCGATGATGTTGAAGCGTTTAACGTATATGCTATTGACCCTGTCTTTCCAGCATTACTCAATATTGTTCTATCATCAGCGTTAGGTGTTTGAACTTGATTTACTGCCGCAGGTGATGGTGTAGGTGTTGGC